TGTCCCTACCATTAATCCTCACTTTAATTTGTTGTTGCCATGCACCCACCTTATCAGGTTCAGCAGGTCTATACCATGCAGTATGTTCATTAAGAAAGTTTCTATATTCATTTAAAAACTTCCAAGAACCTTTTTCATTTATATAGTCTTTAAGACTTGCACCTATCTTTAACACAGCACCATCTTCAAACCAATACTGATTTATAAGTTTAGCCATATGAAAGTATGATGAAGCTATCTGACGTTTCTTTAGAATAATAGCATGCTTCCAGTTTAGTTCAGCTAAATGTTCATAGAGAGCCATATGATACTGTGCGTCACGAACCTTTGCAAAATCAAAACGCTTTTCTTCTTTATCATAGATGGGAAGAAAATTAAGCCACATGTAATAGTCTCTAGAAATATACCAAGTGTTCGTATTAGAATGTACTATTATTCCTTTACGACATTTATTCTTTTGGTCATCCCAATAGTTTATAAAGTCTTTTGTTTTAAGAGGAGCATCACAATAGTATCCCTGCTTTTGAAACTTACGTGCTTCTGCATTAAATATACGTGTAGTTTCATCAAAGTTGTACGTACCAGGTTCTTTAAAAAGTGATTGTAAAAAATCTTTAAATTCCTCTCTTGTTTGAAAAGCTGTAACAGACCACGTCCCATTTTTGTATGTTGGTACTTCTATAAAATTATCCATTGATAAGTTTTTCTACTTCTAAAGGATCGCCTTTAAGTCTATATAAAAGTTCTTTTAAATCAGCTATATTTTTACTTTTTAAACATCTTTCACAGTCTTGTTTATCCCAATATTTATTGTAATCGTCTCTATGTATAGCCACCCACAATTCTGTAAATGGATTAAAATGAAATATCCAATTATACATAAATGAGTTTCCTACATAGTTGGGTTCATAATCTTGATATGCTTCCATAATAAATAATTTAGCTGTAGGGGTAGGATTCGAACCTACACGTTGACTATTCTCAACAAAAAGCTTATTTCTGTGGAGAATACTCAACACTATCGAGACAAGATAGCGTGTCTGCCATTTCACCACCCTACAATATTGCAACTTTTGTAACAAAAGTCAGTGAGAGTTGCCAACTCATCCAGCTTACGATCTGGCTCTCCTGGGTCAGCTGTGCAAGACATGAAGTCTATTCTGAGAGCTGTGAGAGGAACTACGATCTAGTGGCCTACTAGCACTTTGTTGCGAGGGTGGGAATCGAACCCACGACCTTGAGCTTATGAAACTCACGAGCTACCTCTGCTCTACCTCGCGAAATATTATTGATCATACGCAAGATTTTGACCACCTCTCACTGTCGATTGTTGTTCCTCTTCCAAATCTCGAAGTGTGCCTTTAAAGCTCTGGCGTATTTGTTCAAATTTTGATGCTGCGTTAACAAGTGCTGTAATGTTACCGTCTCTGCCATGCTCAATTTCTGTAGTCTCCATGTATTTAGCAAGCCTATCCAACATGCTCTTGATACCAGCATAAGCTCTGTACGTTGGTGTTTCGTATAACTTTTTACACATTTTAAGACCATTAACAATACAATCTTCATCAGTAGAAAAGTCAACGTCAATTTCTTTAAGAATAAGTTCTTCTTTTTCATGTTCTGGTACATCAAAAAAAGGGTTTACATCTGGACTAGGACAAGTCATGTAAAACAAATAAGCATATATTTTTAAATACTCATCTGGAAACTCATCCATTATGTCCTTTAAAAATTTAAGTGTATAACAATGTTCTGTTACTACCACCTTTCCATTTTGTATATCAAATAATCTGATCATCTTTTAATTTTATATATATGTCACTATTAACTGGGAGTGCTAGTGAGTTATGATGATATAATATTTTACCATCATTTGAAAAACCTGTAACTACAACTATATCTCCTTTTTTAACATGACATAATAATTTAGTTCCTAATCTATCACAAGTTATTAAAAGTTTATCACCTATTTTTAACTTGTTTGTCATTTTGTTAAATCAAGAGTCGCGTTAAAATGTATTTTAATTTGATCACTTCTATAATGTCTTACATGACCTCCATCACATAAAACAACACACCATATATCATTTTCAAATGTCCCACCATTAGTTACATATATAGCATACCCTTCTTTATTACCTTCTACTATAACAGGCATGGGATTTTTAAATTCTAACATCATATAAGACTATTATTTTTTAATAGATCTCTTCTAGCTGATTGATTAGACATGCCGCGCAATATTGATTGATTTTTTAAATCAAGATTGTGTATCCAACTCACTTTATTCATAGCTTTATCACGCTCTGTCATATAATACTTACGAGCTTGTTGTGTCATATCTAATGTACCTGCATCAAATGCATCTAGCACTTCAGCAAGTGTAGGTATTTTTTCTTGTTCCATGTTATACAGAATATAAAATTGATAATGCGTGAAGTCTTCCTGCTGCATCAAATAAATACTTTATTGCTTCAGGTTCTTTACGCTTTGCATATTCAAGTTCAAGTTTTGACGAGTGTTCTAATAAACCACTAATCATATTTAAGTCTTCACTATTCACTTTATCTTTAAGATAGTCTAAAAGATTTTCTGCAAGTGCCCACATTGTAGCACACTTACCTTGTGGATATACATCTTGTGATAAGTCTTTTGCAGCATCTGCTAATAACTCAGACATTTGTAAGTAAAGCTTTGACACTCTTTCTCTTTGCTCTATGTCTGTTTCTTTTTTATGTTGTGCTATTGTCACAAACATTTTTATTACGTCAAACCACATTATGTTTTTGGTTTTAATTTATGTCTATTATCTGTTAACCAGTTTATAAGAGATGTAACCTCTTCTTTTAAATAAGGTAGATCGTATTGCACTACATCTGTGACAATAGGATTGCCAGAAGTATCAAGAGCAGATATAGGATTATCAAAACGGTCTCTTCCTGCTTCTTGAAATAGAATGTGATGGATTGTAATATTACCTGGCTTAAGCTTAGGATTATGCTTAAGAATAATAAACATATACATGCTAAGCTGCAAAGTATAGTGATTAAGGTTACAATCGTCAAGATGGCTGACAGGAGGAGACATTTTTTGAGTGACACCTTCCCAGTTAGTATATCCTTCAACTTTAATTTCTTTATTAGTTTTATAATCAGTGATGTGTACTACACCATTTACCACTTCAACTAAATCAGATTGACCACATATGCCAGCAGATTTTAAATACACCATATGTTCTGGATAGACACCATCTGTTAGCTTTTGTGTTGGTGAATGTTTAATCCCATCAATTTCGATGGGTTTAAACACTTGTATTGTACTACCATGTCTTTCCATATTTTCAAAAGAACATATATCAGTTTCTCTACAATTATGATACCATGTTCCAAGTGTTGTTGCTCTATTAGCTTCAGCTTTCCAAGCTGCTTTAATTTCTTCAGGTGTCATTCCATACCACTTGCTCTTTCTACTTTTAGCAGACTTAGCAGCTATTGTATCAGCATCAAAAGGTTGCTTAAAGTTAGATATAAAACTTGTAACACTAAGCCAATCAGTACCATCTTCACTTATATATTTATGTTTCTCTGGTAAAAATCTTAGTATACTCATAAACCTAATTTTTGATTTAGTTTATCTTCCTCTTCTTCTGTAAGAATAGCTTCCCACTTACCAAGAGGACAATCAGAACTTAGAGCCCTAGTTTTTAAACTAAGACTACATCCACAACCACCTTTCTTTTCATTACAACACGGCTGGGTTCCTGGCACCATACATCCTTCACCTTGCACATCTAGAAGATCACATTCTTGACAAATCTGCATTCTGTGTTGTGCAATTTCTTCTACATCTTCTCTTTTAAATATAGAGTTGGTAATTCCTTCAAGAATTGCTCCCTTGCTCTTCCATATCTTTATTATGTTTTTTCCTAGACTTGACATTAGCTTTAGTTTTATGTAGTTTAATAAAATCTTTTCTCTGGCTTTCTTCTTGTATAAGTTTGTTTAAATTTTTTAAATCAAAAAGATTTTCAGCCACTTTAAATCTAGCTGTTATTTGTTGTAAACCTTTTTGTTTATTTGTTTCTTCCCAAGCTTCTAGAGATTTTATTTTATCTTCAATTTTCCAATGCTTAATTGTAAAATCTCCAAGGTTTGTTATATGTATTCTAGAATGTTTTAAACCTGATAAACTTTTTCTCACTTCAGCCCAATAAAAAGATACAACAGCATTTATTAAATCTTCACTATGTAATGTTATCTCAGCTGTTGGTTTAATAAGATCTTTAGCTTTCTTTGGGTTCAATACTTAAAAATTTAAAATTTAAAAGAATGTTTCCTTTAGAATGAACATTTAATATAGGGTTGATTGCAATCTTCTTTTTGTTCTTTCCTTCTTTTACAATCATTCCTTTTTTTTCTAGTTTTGTTAAACAGTTTCTAGCACTTTGAGCTGATGAAAATATTTTTCTATCGTGTATAATATTACACAATGTAGTGAGCTCTTGCTCACCATTAATTGCTAAATATGTTAAACAATCTAATTCAGCTTCACTTAGATGTACGTATGATAAAAAACAATGTGTGACAATTTGATATTTTACTATCTCCTTTTTGTCAATCATCACCTTCTTATCTACTTGATTTACTACAGCCATTACAAATCAATTTTAAAAAAAACATAATCTTCTTTTGTTCCACCCCAGTTTTGGTAAGTGAGTATTTCTTCACCACCAAAGTTTTGAAACACTTTCCAGCTAGCACCTTTACGTGCTTCACCAGTTAAATACTTATAATTAGAATTAGTCCCCCACTCTACAGCTAATCTTACAAGTTCATGACCTAACCCCTTAGATCTATGAGATGGTAGTACTGTGAAACTTTCTACATGTACAACATTATCTGATTGCCATGTTAATACTATTTCACCCACTAATTCATTCTTATCTCTAAGCCATATTCCCTGAATTTTTTCATCTTCATGGAACATGTACATTTTATAGGAAGGTTCCCATCTTAAAGCAGGTGGGTGTTCTCTCTCAAATTTAAAAGTTTCTTTGTAGTCTTTTAACTTATAGAGGGGGGACATATTCTTACTTTTTCAAAGATCTGGATTTCTTTTCTTCAACTGGTTCTTCGGATTTAAGTACTTCATCTCCTACTTTTAAACCAGCCTCAACAAGCTCAGGATTATTTTCTAAATCCTCTTCAGTGAGTTTATGTGGTGTTCCACGTGGAACATCTTGACTTGGGTTGGTAAGATTTGCAATAAAGTTTAAAGCCTGAAGTTCTTCAGCTCTACCTTTTGCTAAAGTGGTGTTCAAATTCTGAAGTTTAACTTGTACTTCTTTAACTTCAATTTGCTCGTTAAGAAAAGTGATTAACTCTTCTTTGGTTGGGACTTTTTGTTCTTCTGACATAATTGTGGGTTTTTATAATTAAAGATCTATATCATCATCGCCTGGTAAAAGATTTGGTGGCTCTTGATCACCAAACTGATAGAAAGTACTATCTATATAATCAGTCCATTTAGCTACCATCTCTTCATATGGTGTATCTAAAATAAACGTCTCTCCTTGTGTTGTAAATATAACAGCACAATTAAATGACTCCTCATCTCTATTATCTGTTGCCATTTTAATAGTGGTAATTATACCCATATCAATAGCAAATGGAAGCCATTTACCTGGATCATCTTTAATACCCATAGCTTCTCTTTCCATTAAGCTCATTGTATAACAATGCACTTTACATCTGTGAATCATACTTTTCATATATGTTTGGTTTTACGTTTTGACTCGTGATAATTACTGTAGTTAATATGCTTGCTTTTGTTAGAAGATCTCTCTAATTCCATAGCAGCCATTCTATAAGCTAGCCCGTCTCTTACATCTATTACAGGAACCCCCACCTCTTGATCAAACCTATCTTTAACTACTCTGTAATGAGACAAAAGATCTTCTCCTGCGTCATCTTTTAAATACCTTAATTCCATTTGATTCATAATATAATATACTTTAAATGTTTAAACTTTCCAAATTTATTTAGAATACCTCAATTAAATTTTTTGATTTTTACACATGTTGTGTATAACCCCCCACTACTATATTAGAGTGTGTTGTGGGGTATTGATGGTTTGACCCCTACTTCGTTTGGGGGATATGGTGTACCCCGATGTTACACCACTTAATTCTTAAATCGTAATGTTATGACAGCGAAAGTTTTTGGTGCAAAGATTGTTTCCATCCTTGAAGAAGTAAAGACTAAATCCAATGGTAAGCAGTACTTGACAGCAACAGTTGAGTTTACTGATGGCCCACTCGTGGGCAAGACTTACTTTGCTCAACGCACTTTGGGAGAGAACAAGTCTGCTATTGCAGTCGGTCAAAATGTGCGTGCTATTCTTGAAATCGTTGAGAGAGACGGTGTGAAAAGACCGTTCTTCGAGATTTCTACTAGCATCGTGGATGATGCAGACAGCTTGATGGCGTTGCTTGGTCAGTAATGTGACCATAGCATCGTAACAACACACACGCATACTGCGTGTGTGTTTTTTTTATTTGTGCGTACAGTTTCTCAGATCATATTTTTTTTAATTGTTTATACTGTTTCTCTGTTCATATATTAATCCTTAGTGAATTATGTTAGCAACTATTCTTGCTGACGGAACTGTTACTATTGTTAAGACTGTTAAAGACTTAATAGTATTGGCAGAAGAGACACGCAATGCGTGATCTCTAACGCAGTTATGCTTCATCTGCGTTGCGTCATACGACCAAAAAGCAATTTGATATTATTTGTGTGTGTTTGTTTTATTGACAGACACACACTTTACTTTTTTTAACCTGCGTATAATGCTCACATTTATTTATTTGTGTGGGCATTAGATCGCTATAAATCTTATGTTATGGTTCTAATTAAACCTGGTACTAAGTGTTTAGAATCT